TGTTTGACTTTATTTGCTGCTGATTCAGTGAGAGAAATCATTTACCGTCGTAGTCTTTGACTGTGCCGCCGTGTAATGAACTTTTAACTTTGCGACCCTTTAGTTTAACTCCCGTACCCTTTTTACCTTGGGTACCTGTACCAGCTGTATGATCACTGTCGTGTTTAAGCAATCCGTGGCTTACACATTGACTATATCGAACATTGCTGAGACGGGATATGCCCACTGAGCACTGGCTAGAAGTGGGTGCAGCTATGGTCTTTTCTAAAATGAATTCTGTGGCTCGCATAGTTTTATTTATTTAAATTAAATCTACTTTAATTTTTGTATTTTAAATTAATATATCTAGAAATTCTGTCAGTTAACGGCTGAGCTGCTTCTATGTTCAATTTAGAATCATCGTATTCCACCTGCATTAATTTATTAAAAGGTATATAGGGTAATAGTGGCCATAGGACAAAACCACCCAATTTAAATTTAAAAGTAAATTCTTCTTGAATTAGTTTTCGAACTTCAAATATATTAGTATGATCATTTTCCCAGGTTACTTCATGATCATATAATGCACTTTCTTTAATCCTGTTTACTTTTTCAGAATCTTGCATTTCTCTATAACCATATTTGGAAAAATCTTTACCCATAGCCGATAATGCGCCAACACCATTTGGAGCGTTTAAAATTTGCAAGGGATACCAAAATGCAAATTGATCATCCCAATTTTCTTCTAACCATTTTTGACTTTCGCGCATACTATCTAATGACTCATAAGGCAATCCGGCAATCATAGAGATTGAACCACGATACAACCCTAAATTCTTTTTAAAGTAGTCGCGTATATTCAATACATTTTCTTTTACAATATCTGGATGTAGACCTTTACCAATAGATTTACCAGCATCTCTACAAAATGTTTCTAGACCATAATATTGTCCCCAAACTCTAGACTCTGCCAATAATTCCATATGCTCGGGATGACTTTTTAATAAATCTGCCCTAACAAAACCAGTTAGATTTGGTTGAAAATCTAAACGTTGAATAACATTTTTTATTTTTATCAATTTTTCTGTTCGATCATTGAGGGTTTCATCAGTGATATAATAATTCTTGACTCCCCACTTTTGATAATTTTCCATCAATTCACGATACAATATCTCTTCAGATGTAGATGTATCTTCTTTAATACCGATGAATGGAAATGTACAAAAATCACATTTAAATTTACAACCTCGACTAAATGCGATAGTTAATATATCTTTATCAGATATAAAATCATTATCTTGAAATCTTATAGAATAATCTTTAAGATCGTGTGATGGATAGTTATGCAAAGCATCTATATATCTACCATTAAACAGTTTGGTGTAAAAAGGTAGGGTTCCATCTCCAAACTCGTAGTCTAATACTTTAAGTGTGGCATATTCTGCATAACCAAATATGTAATAGTCTGCTCCTAGATCTTTATAATAGGGACTTTGACCGCCAATTATAACCAATAGATCAGATCTTATACTTTTAATAAAACTAACAAGGGCTATAACTTTTTCAGATTTTTCAACCATCCAGGTATATGAAATACCTATCCATTTTGTATCCGAAGTTATTTTACGTTTAATGTAATCTTCTAAATATCCAGGTTTCCAATATTCAAAATAATCAATAATTTCACAGTCCCAATTATGATCTTTTAGAAAAGTGGCCATCCTATAAGGACCCACAGCTCTAGCCATACTGCTAGAGTTTAATATTATACAATGTTGAGTAGTCATTGACTATTTAAAAAGGATTAACCCCATAATCAAAGTTTGTGCAGCAAATCCTAGGCAAATAGTGGCCACATATAAGAAGTTACGCTCGATCAAACTCTTGAAGAATAAAGTAAGTAATCCGCTCCAAACAAACACCATAAGATCCACCGGCGGCAGCTTATCACTCTGCGCCATTAGCACAGCAATCAACGTGGGGATGCTGGCAAAGTGCAGTAGAATGATAGTGATCCATCCCAATGTATGGGCGCTGATATGTCCAATGTGATCCTGCAACCATTTATAAATTTGACCAGGGATGTGACTGATACGATCTATGAATTCCATTTTGTTTCCTTACTTGTAAAAAATATGATGTCCAATTTTAGCTACTTTCTCTTTCTTCCATCCAGGATTTATATAATCCGCATGATAAAATAAAGCGTTCTTCAAACTAGGTAAACGATAGTCTTCTAGTAGAACTTTTTGGGCGGCAATCATGCTTTCATTATAGTTAGCACGATTGGTAGGTCTGAATGATACTTCTCTATCACATACCCAACTAAATTGGCATACTACCTTTTCATAGAAAACATTCTTTTGAAAAATAACCTTGCAAACATCGCCAGGGAATTGACTGTTGTTAGCACGATTTAATGTCACTTGGGCCACAGCTACTTTACCTTCAAAAGGTTCGCTACCAGCTTCGTGATATATATTTTTAGCGAGACAACTTAATTGTCGTTCTCTCATTTCGGCAGTAATCTGGCTTGTTCCAGTTACTTCGGTTCGGGATAGTTTGTCAGTTACTGCCCATTGTAGCAATAATACACTACAGATAAATGCTGCAAGCATTAACATAGTGTTAACAACTTTGACTGCTGATATTCTTTTATCAGCTTGTTCCCTGTCTAGCGCAATAGTAGTCATAAAGACCTCCTTCTCGTGTTAGCGGTTAATTAGTTATCAATAAAATGCTAGTTTAGTTTATTATTGATAGAAAGTCAAGTAAGTTTGGTAAAATTATAGTTTGTTTGCCAAATACCATTCTTGTAGTGTTTTACCGCCAGCATCATGATGATAGCGTAGTGTTTCCAAAGCCTTTTCTGGAGTAATTAACCCTTGTTCTAGATCTTTGATCAATTTGCCGCCGTTATTAAATACTGAAGTAGTTCCGATACCATTAACAGTATATGTACCATCACCGTTGACTAACAAATTATAAACTGGAGTATTTTCAACGCTATCAATGGTTTCACTGCTTATTAGTTCACATTTACCTAACCAAGGCATATTATCTTCTACATATTTTGGAACATAGCTAACTAGTTTTTCATCTACTATTAATGGATGGTGTAATGTACCAAATGGCAGAATAGATTTATCTGGGCTATATAAATTACCTGTATAATTATTTTTAATAACAAAGGTCACTGTATTGACTTTAGTCTTATTATGATTAAACACGTTATCACCTATGGTAATTTCCTGTATAGGTTTTTGTGTACCATCAAACATATCAACTATTGTATTGCCAATGAAACACATACCACCAGTCCAACCCAAAACTGTGATGGCGGCTTCGGCCAGAGTAAATCCGCCAACCGCCGAAGCAACATATGCAGCGCCGGCTGTAACAACAGCGTCGGCACCAAGGGCATATACTGCGCCAAGATATACCGCATCAGCAACAACTGCAACTTCAACCCATGTTACGGCTGCATCAACTACAGCACCTTTCCAATCAAAAGATTCAGGATCAGTAGGGTTTGGGGTAATACCAGCATAGGGATTATCTGCTTCTTGATATATTAATTCTTCTCCTTGTTTAGGAAAAGGTACAACGGTTGTTGTAACATTACCTGCACTATCAAAACCTGTAAATTTATGTGTATACGTACCGTTACTGTCTGCTACCCCATTGGAGTTAATAGGACCAGATTCTAATTGTGAATATCGAGTTCCTCTAGCAGAATAATACCAACTAGAGTATGGTATATTTCTAGCTGTTACATCTAGATCTTTATTTTTTACAGTTCCGGTAATTCCACTCTTAGCATTTATTACTATTGAAAGATTTCCAAATCCGTCATCTTTCACAGTGAATAATGATCCTAAAGAGGCGGTATATTTTGCTCCAAACCAAAATCCCCAACGTGTTGCAATAGGAATTTCACCATCAGCTGTTGATCTATTTGCAGCAGTATCTTTTATACAGAAATATAGACTTTGTAGTACCAATGCCTTTCCGGTTAACTGACCAATTATTGGCATCCTATATACTTCTGCCCAATTAGCATAAGGATTATTATATCTTATGGCATTTTTAGTGCTCCAAATTTCTTCTCCATTGGGATCCATAATTCTTATAGCTATTCCCGAACTAGTAAAACTTGGTGAGCCTGTTAAATCAAATGCGACCGTATGATTTCCTACCCCTAGAATTTTTGTACCTTTGGTGCTAGTAGTAGGAGAATTACTAGCAGCAGACATAGAACGATCATTGTTTATAGTAAATGAACCTGAACCAGCTGCTGAAACTTCCCAAGTATAAATTCCTGCTACTGTGGTAGAAAATTTATATCCTCTTGTAAAATTTATACCTGTTGGTGCAGCAGTATTTGCTCGTATCCACCCACCGTACTGATTATAAAAACTACTATAGCTAGAATTTTGTACTACAGAATATAATACGGGTCCATTTATAGCTCCACCATTAAAATATTTGTCATCGGCAGTAATTCCTAATGTATTTGTTGTTAATAAATTAGGATTATCTTTTAATAAAGTTTTACTATTAGGATCGCCGTCTAAACCAAAACCCACTGTGAGATATCTGCTTCCTTCTATAATATCATAACTCATTCCAATTACTGAGTTATATTCTGCTTGAGGACTCATCCAATGACCAAGGTGACTAGATTGATCATTGAGACCCCTTACTGCTGTGAAAGTCAATGTTTTAGTAATTGGTCTAGTTCCTAAGTTACCCGTTAATGTTAGTCTCACGGTGGCGGTATATGTTCCATTAATCTTATAAGCCTGTGGATTGAATGACAACAACATAGACATAGAAGGCCTATTAAAAGTCATTGTAAAGAAATTATGTGAATCTTGTGTAAACACTGGATCTGTAAAACTTGCTGAATAAGAACCGTTGGCAACTATAGTAACATACTGAGTTGTTATGGAGGGAGCCCTTGCCGTTATGTTAATATTAGCAGGACTAAAATTAAAATCAAATAGCGGTTCAGTGACTGTTAAGTTTATAGGAGTAGTGGTGTATCCAGTGTCATTATCGCCTACTACTGTCAATACAGAATTAAATGTACCTTGTTTAGGAGAATTAGAATATACAACATTAAAGGTAGCAGTTCCGCCATTTCCTGCTAATGTTAATGTAGGTGTAGACCAACTCTTAGACTGTATTGCAGAGACTAGTCCAGACCCTGCAGGAATACTAGCATTAATACTAGTAATAGCCATAGCAGTATTACCTTGATTGGTTAATGTTACTGTAGCAGTACTGCTAGTTCCACTGGGCATACTAATAGTAATAGGATTTGGTGTTACTTGTAGAATTTTTGTTTGTATCAAAACACCACCACCTACACTATTATCTAATCCAATAACTTTTTCTGTTTGTGGTAAACCAATACAGGCAACACCTCCACCGGCCAATGAAGCTGACGGAAGCTCAGTTGAATATCTAAACTCAACAGTGCTAGTAACATCTATGTTAGCTGTTGCAAGACTGCCGTCTTTGGTTAGTACAACTTCTGTGAGCGTTTGGGTAGAATTAGTTTTAGTAAAATTAACTGTGATGTTTTCGCTACCAGAACTTCTAGTAATTGATACAGGTGAGCCTATTAAGAAATCTTGAGGTCCATACAGTCTAGCATCTAATGCAGCATTTACGTCATCAATAAGATTTTTCCAAAGTAAATCTTCTCCAGTATATACTATATCAGGATAACTTAATCTTACGGCAATTTTACCACCTAGATTAAAAAAGTAAGTTGCAAAAGTTTGACTAGGCCAGGTATGCTTAACTCGATGGCGTCGAGTATTACCCCAGGGCAAAGTTAATGTACTAATACCATTAACAGAATTGCTAATCAATTGGTTATCAGCTACAGATGTACTATTAGTCACTATCTGATTAGATTTATCAACTAATGTGTTAACAGCATCGGCTGTAAGAATAAGATTAGATGTTGCTGGAAATCCTGTAACTTTTAATTGTTCTCCAGTTTGATGAACTATACATCTATTAAGATCGTAATAAAGATCGTTCCATTGTTTAGCCGTTACTGTGGTACCGGAGGTTGTAAGCACACTTTGTATGCTGGTATATCCATAGTTAGTTTTTAATACAGTATTGATATTGGTTAGAATACTATTGTATCTATTAGGTGTAACAACATCTGCAATTAATGTGTTGATTGATACAGTTAGTGTAGAAGCTATATTTGTAACAGTATTTAAATCTGTAAAAGAACCTGCAGGTACGGTAATCACACCATTTATTTTACTAGTAGGATTAGGAGTAAATGTAGCAGTATATGTTTTACCACTTCCTGCAAAATTGGTTAAAGTACCGCCGCTGACAACAACGTCGGATGCTATAAAATTTGTAGAAGTACTGCTTAAAGAAAATGTTACTGTAGAAGTTGTACCTGATATAAAATCAATACGGCTACTCGATATCTGTGCCGAAGGCCTAATCACTGTATTAACTGTGATCGTAACCGTGTTATTAGCATCAGATCCATCAACGTTGAAATTGCCCAGTGAATCACTAAATTTGTTACTAGCAACACTGATTACTCCATTTGTAGTACTATTAGATGCTGGTGTAAAAACAGCAGTAAAATAATCAACACTACCTATTAACGGACTTAATGTTCCACCACTGACTGTGATATCTGAATCAACAAAATCTTTAGATGATGCACTAAGAGAAAATGTTATATTAGCAGTCTCGCCTACAGAAAGACTATTCTTATCACTTGTAATAGCAATCCTAGGCGGAATTATATTAGTGGTGTCAATTGATATATTTGCTGTTGCTCCTAATGTGTTAAAAACATTGTTAGAGTTAGAAAATTTATTACTAGAAACACTGATTACACCAGGATTAGTACTGTTATTAGTAGGAGTAAAGATTGCAGTATAAACTGAATCTCTACCTGTAAAATTACTCAATATACCACCACTGTAAGTAATGTCTGTGGCAATAAAATTATTAGAAGGTTGACTTAAAATAAAAGTAATTGTTGCAAATTTTCCAGCAGTAAGACTAGCAGTGTCACTAGTAATAGAAAGAGTAGGAGCGGTAACACCAGTTATAGAACTATTGATAGCTATTTTAACTGATGCACCTACAGAATTAGAATTGCCTGCTGCATTGGTAAATTTAGCAGGATCAACTTTTACTTCAGCAGTTATTGATGTATTAGAAGTAGGAGTAAATGTAGCTGTATAACTTCTACCACTACCTGAAAAGTTTGAAATTGTTCCACCGGTTACTATAACATCACTTGCTACAAAATTAGTAGAAGATTCACTTAGAGTAAATGTTAATGTTGCGGTTTGACTTATACCAAGAACATACTTGTCACTAACAATTGCTATGGTTGGAATGACAGTATTAATTGTTAATGTAGTAGAAGCACTAGCTGCATTAGAATTTCCAGTGGCATCACTAAAACTACTAGCAGGTACAGAAACTGTTCCAGTGGTGTTTATATTTGGAAAAGGACTAAAGTTGGCTGTATAACTTGTTCCACTACCTGTAAAATTACCAATAACACCATTTGTAACACCAATATCATCAGCAGTAAAATTTGTCGACGATGCACTAAGAGTAAATGTTATTACAGATGTTTGTCCAGCAATCAATGTGCTAGGATTACTAGTGATACTAATTGTAGGTACAACTGTACCAGATGTAATAGTAACTGATGCACCTGTGTCATTGGCCACAGAATTAGCATCGTGAAATGCTCCACTGGCAACACTGATAGTTGAACTTGAATTACTACCAGCAACTGGTGTAAAGACCACACTATAGCTTGTTCCAGTGCCTTGAAATTCAGCAAGAGAGCCTGTTGTAGATGTGATATCAGATAAGGTAAAGTCTGTAGATGTTTTACTTAATGTAAATGTTATTAGAGATTTTTGTCCAGCAGTTAGTGTAGTTGGACTAGCACTAATTGAAATTGTTGGAACAGTGGTATCAACTGTTATAGTATAGGTTGCACCAGTAGCATTCTTGTTACCAGCAGGATCACTGAAGGTTCCTACTGCAACACTGATTACTCCATTTGTAGTGCTATTAGCAGTTGGAGTAAATGTTGCAGTATAACTTGTGCCACTACCTGAAAAGTTTGAAACTGTACCACCAGTTACTGTAACATCACCACTTGTAAAATCTGTAGCTACTTCACTTAGATTAAATGTTAATGTTGCAGTTTGACCTATGGTAACAATAGACTTGTTACTGGTAATAGATAATGTAGGTGGAACAGTGTCTGTTACCGTTACATTTACATTAGTGGGCGCACTGACAACAGTATTGACAGATAACGAATATGATGCTGCTACATTGGTTTCATTTGCTGAATTACGAAAAGCACCAGCAGCAACTGAAATAGTTGAAAATAAATTACTATTTGTTAATGGTGTAAAAGTAGCAGTGTAGTTTGTACCAGTGCCACTAAAACTACTTAGAGATCCATTTGTAACTGATACATCACCGGATGTAAAATCTGTGGATGATTCACTAAGCGCAAATGTTATTGTAGCGGTTTCTCCGGCCAGCACCGGACTTTTATTGCTAGATATAGAAATTGTTGGTGATGCCATATTGAAATAAGTTAATGTCAGGTATTTATCCAGATATTTTTATCATTGTTGACTCAGACTTTAAATATGTGTATACTTAATAGCTATGAATAAAACATTCAAACACTCAGGAGCATTTGGAGATTTGATCTTCAGCTTACCCATAGTTAAACACTTCGGTGGGGGTGAATTCTATTTACATCTTAATCAAATGGATTGGATTGGCAAACATTACTATGGTAGTGCTCCAGCACCATTTCATCAAGGTAGACTACGACAGCAGGACTTTGATTCTATGAAAAGTTTCATGCTAGAACAACCTTATATAACCAAATTTGATATTCTAGATAATAATACAGCAATTTCATACAATTTGGACAGATTTAGGCCGCTGTTTGTAGGACATCCTGGCAATTATATTACAACTTACTGTTTAGCATTTGGTATTAAAGATCCAGCTCAACAACTTGCAATTAGTAATGATCCGTGGCTTACAGTCAATAACCCAAAAAGTGTAGAAGGTAGACCCATTGTGATTAATCGTTCTGAACGTTGGATACCCGAAACACCCGGAGAGCAATGGGAAATTTGGAAAAAACAAGGATTAGAATCTCAATCAGTGTTTGTGGGATTGCCTGAAGAGCATCAAGTATTTTGCCAAACTATGAATTGGAATATACCGCATCAACCTACCCAAAATATGTTGGAAGTTGCCGAGTATATTGCAGGTGCTGAGAAATTTATTGGAAATCAAAGTATGGCAATAACCATAGCTATAGGTTTGGGCAAGGAGTATTACTGTGAAGTACGTAGGGATTTACCTATGGAACGCAACGAATGTTATTTTCCCGGTCAACCAAATGCAAATTATTTCTAATTAAATGGTTGACAAAGTGGTAAATCCAATGTATAATTAATGCATATTAACACTAGAGGTAACTCACAATGTACACATTTGAAGTTTGGGTCCGTTTAAATGCTTATCAAACTGCTCACGTTCGTATGCAGGCCAGTAATGCCATTGAATGTAAAATGATTGCAGAAGCACAGTATGGTTCAGGTAATGTGTTAAATTATCGCCAACTCAGTGAAGGATGTGTATAGTAAAATGACCAGCAAACTAGGTATAATTCAAAGTAGAGGCTTGGGCGACATTGTCATCGCATTGCCCATAGCTCGGCACTATTATGATCAAGGTCATAAAGTATATTGGCCTATCTGTGAAGAATTTTGGCCTAGTTTCAAAGACTCTGCACCTTGGGTGAATTGGATACCATTGCAGCAAGATGCTTCTGGCGACTTTTATTATAAAGAGCCAATGAAGCGATTACAAGCATTTAAGTGCGATGAAATCATTTGTCTATATCAAGCATTAAATGTAGTACCAGAATTGAGTAAGGTACCTTGGTTCCAAATACAAAAGTTTGATGAGTTTAAATATACCAAAGCAGGTGTTCCTTTTAAAAAGAAATGGGCTCTGGCTAATTGTATTACACGGAATACTCAAAGAGAAAATGCGTTGTATGACAAACTAGTCAAACCAGATACACCTTACTATGTAACTCACATAGAGGGCAGTACTTTTACAGTTGCTCCAGACCTCAGTGCAATACCTGCTAATTGGCAGCGTATAAACATAAAACCAACCACTGATTCAATATTCGATTGGTTAAAAATTATCGAAGGTTCCCAAGCATTGATTATGTTAGATTCAGTATATGCTAATCTAGTGGATCAATTGGATATTCCTGTAGAGAAATATTGGATACCTAGATCACATATACAACTAACCCCTGTGTTAGGATCCGATTGGACTATATTAGATCCACCCGAAGATAGTGGTGCAGCTAAACAAATATTTGGTTGAGATTAGTATCGGACTAAAGGTTCACTTGTAGGATGTACTCCATTAGGTATCATTGATGGATCTAATATATCTCCACTACCATCTTCATTTCTTAACGGATGTATACAATAAGCCACAGTATTATCTTCTAGTGCTTCTAATATGTGCTCCTTGTCAGCTTTGATATATATCATATGTGGTGCGGTAAATTCAGTATCTTGACCTTCTACTGTGACCTTTAATCGTCCATGAGCTAATAAAGTTAGATGATCATATAAATGACTATGCCCTTGATGAGTGTCTCCACACAACTTAAAATGCATTTGTTTACTGAACAAATTACTAACAACTCCAATAAATGTTTCGGGTTCCATGTTAAAATTCCTATTATAATGTTGTTTGAGGTATACTACCTGGTTTACGACCTCGTCCTTTTATACTTGCGAACCGTAGTAGGTGCCGCCGACTCCGGCACCAATATTAATGAAACTTTTGCCCACAACAGCATAACCACCAGCACCACCACTTGCTCCATTATACGAATCATCTCCGCCATAACTGTATCCAGCACCACCGGTTCCTCCGGCGGCTCCCCAATTTCCTCCGTTACCCCCAGCACCACCATAACTATAGCCATAACCACCTTGGCCGCCGCCACCACCATTCCCGCCGCCATTTAGACCACCGGCTGTTCCGTCAGCACCTCCACCGTAGGTATTGTGATATATGCTAGAATAACCTGCTAGGCCAGCAGCGCCACCATAATATCCTCTACCACCACCGCCGCCACCGCCACTTGAAGTAGAATAAGCGTAACCACTAAATGAATCAGCACTACCACCACCCCCGCCACCCCCGCCACCGCCAAGAATCAATCCAGAATTAGTAAAAATAATACCACCTTGTCTAACAACAAGTAGTGCTCGGCCGCCGACGCCGCCGTTCACAGCATTATCTAAAGCGTATCCGCCACCATCGGCCCAACCACCACCATCACCACCATTACCACCGGCACCAATTAAGGCTCCTGTGAGTACTACAGTGACCGTATCTCCAATGTCCCATGAGCTATCTACTGTAAAAGCATATGCACCTGTGGAAGATGCAATACAATTACCAGAAACTGTAAATGTTACATCTGATTTACCTGCTATGTACCCAGATGCTTTTGATGTTCCTGCTACATAGTCGATAGGAGTACCTGTTACACTGACATTTATTGACACACGAGGATTGTATTTGGTAACCAACCTAAATACTCCCATACTTATATTACTGTTACTACTAGGTATGGTTCCATTAGGGCTGGTTTGATTCGTATTAACTATACTACCACCTCTAGTGTATTCACTTAGAGAAATAGGATTACTACCACCAAATTCAGTTTGTATTGAACTAAAAGTAATGTTGGTAGTAGGTGTGGTCATAATTTAGACTACATTAGATGAAGATGTTGTTGTTGAAACTGGTATTACTACAGAACCAGTTGATCCAACTTCAACAGATACTACTGGATTTAATAAATCCATCCAATATCCTATTGGAGCATATGATCTAGCAATATCATCAACTGTTTGTGTACCACGAGGCATACGTGTTCCGACTAAAGCATCGGGCAATCCCTCACTGGAATAGTTCAATTCCATAAAATCTTTTTCAGCGTCAACTCTGACCACTGTGTAAGTAAAAGCATTAACTTTGTTCATAATTTTTTCCAATTTTTATTATATTTGTGTACCATAATATGTACCACCAATTCCAGAGCCACTATTGACATAACTCTTACCATCAAGAGCATGATGATAATGTCATGTTGATACTTTAAATTCTATTGTTACTACAGATTATTAAGTTTAAAATAAAACTGTTATCGTGCTAACGGTTCACTCATTGACTGAGGATGAACACCATCAGGTATCATCGATGGATCTAATATATCTCCGCTACCATCTTTATCTCTTAGAGGATGTATACAATAGGCCACAGTATTATCTTCTAGTGCTTCTAATATGTGCTCTTTATCAGCTTTGATGAATATCATATGTGGTGCAGTAAATTCGGTATCTCGACCCTCTACTGTGACCTTTAATCGTCCATGAGCTAATAAGGTTAGATGATCATATAAATGACTATGCCCTTGATGAGTGTCTCCACACAACTTAAAATGCATTTGTTTACTGAACAAATTACTAACAACTCCAATTGTTACTTCAGGATCCATGATTAATTCCTTATTGATAAATTATTATAATACGGTGCCCGGCATTGTGCTAGGTTGGTTTGTTTTGGGAGTTGGTCGAGGCTCTACTTGATCCCAAGATATTGTTTTTTCATTCCATATGTACAAGTTGTCATCTGCGGGCATATCAACTGGTGGTTTCCATCTAAATGTAGTTTTATCCATTATCCAAGAAGAATGTGGTGATGGAGAAATGAAAGCATCTAATTCATCTGAGTATGTATATCCTATACCAGCATAATTTCCTCTTAATCCTGGTTGATCACTAGGGGTTCCATCTTCATTATAATGTATTCCACCTTGGGTGTTGTAGGAAGTTTGTAACCATCTACCTGAAATATCCTCTGCTTCTTTTCGTGGGATATCGATATTCATTGGATCTTGATCGCATACGATAACCCGTACAACAATATTATCTTTATTGACTAAAGCATAATGTGCCATTTTTAAACCTTTCTTTTAGTAATTTTTCATGAAAAGAACTACTTTTCCTGATCCGCCTCTACCGCCAACTAGAGTACTAGCGTTGTTGGCATAATAACCACCCCAGCCCCCACCTACTCCTCCTCCGCCACCACCTGTTTGAGCAGAACCCGAAGAACCATTGGCAAGAGTAACATTACCGTGGCTTCCATCACCACCTCCATAACCCGGATAAGCATAAATGTAACCTTCTGGACTGTACTCAAATGTTCCAAATCCTCCTCCAGCTCCCCCTCCCCCGGCAACACCGCCGGTTCCAACATAACTTTTTGAACTATAACTGTACCAAGTATATGCTACACCTATACCCCCACTGTAGCTACTAGGAATACCAAATGGAGGCCAGGTACTATATCCACCACCCCCTGCTCCACCACCGCCACCATTAAATCCATCTCCACCTGTTCCACCGGTACGACCACGTCCAGTTCCCCCTGCATTACCCTGCCCAGTAGTTCCTGCACCCCCCACACCTCGACCATAGTAGGAGTTACCACCACCCCCACTGCCTCCGGGTAATCCATATGTGCCTGGATAGGCATAGACGTATTGCCATCCTACACTTTTTGAATAATAAGGACCGCCTGTGACTGGATTGCTGGAGCTTTCATATGACCCACCACCCCCTCCGCCACCGATGGCAGTATAGACATAAAAACTAGTGTTGTTACCATTAACACCTTGACCATAAATTCCAGTACTTGATCCACCTGCTCCACAACTATAATAATAATTCCCCCCAGCATAACCGGTTTGATTTGCAAGATATATTACTCCTCCGGCACCACCCCCTCCACCACCATCAATATAACCATTACCACCACTACCCCCTCCGGCAACTATGACAATGTCCATACTGGTTACCCAACTTGGTACTGTATAATAACCAGTTGAGGTCAATGTTACTAACTGATCTCGGTTTCTTGTAGCACCAAAAAATTGACTAATCGCTATACTTCCACCAGTATTACCATCAGTTATGTTTGCAATTCCTGTGGGAACATATCCGCCTCCCGCATAATATTCGCTGAGAGCAATGGGGTTAGCACCACCAAACTCACCTTGAATGTCACTTAATCCAAGTGGGGTTAAATTAGGATCTGTAAATATAGATAATGTCATATAACATATTTATAAAACCTTTAGATTCACTTTAAAGGATTATTTTCAAACCTTAGACTGATTGCAACCCTATATTCAGCACTGAAATTATTTACAGAATGTAAAATTTGAGTATTGAATATTAAAGGTCGATCTAAAGTATATGATGCAATTAAATCACAATCTTCAATTTTTGCAATTTCGGCCAGACCAGCATTGGCCATTGGTCTGCCGTAGGTGCTATACAAAACTGATTTACCTTTCTTGATTTTATATAAATTAGTTTGACTATTTTCACAATTTTTAAGTGGAATATTCAAAGCATAGAAAGAAGTATCAGGAGGCATAGGATCTTTATGACTATATTTCTGAATATTATTGCCTTTGGATACTGCAAGGCCTGCTCCTATTACTTTTTGATCTAGTACATTTGGTATTTTAATTGGTAATATTTGAAAAAATTCATAATCTTGTAAATTTGTCTTCAATTTTTTTAGATATATGTCTTTAATTTCATTAACTAATTCGATGTCTATATCAACATATTTCCAAATAAATGTTTCTTCAATACTTGGAGCAGGTGGATTAAAATAATTCCTTATTTTAGAATATATGGACATTGTTTATACTACAGTGACTTTGGTATTATTTTGTGCAATAGCAGCATCCATATCAGCAACACATCCATAAAAATCTTCTTCTATCTCTTTTAATCGTTGTGGTGAAATATCCGAAATTTCAAAAATCTTCTGATGTTGAGTAAACAAATATCTAGTATCATGCTGCCAAGGATGAAAATCTTTTTTAAACAATCTGAACCAAGGTCCTAGAGTTTTCCAAAATAAACCATCAAACCCAAAGAAGAAACTCATACCATCTTTGAGAGTACGCCATTTCCATAGTTGCTGGTCTCTATTTAAAAGAGTAAAGGTGTATCTTATAACAGTTGAATGAAATCTAATACTTTGTATTATATGTGCAAGATTAAGTTGCCATTTCTTTCGATTATGATAGTCTTTGGTATCATTCCACATATCCATGGAAGTACCTTTGTGCTCAATTTCTTCTAAACTATGCCAAACCCAGGCCTGTCTGAAATGCGGATGCATCTGTGCTAGTAGATGTGGTCGATCTAGTATATATTCCATAAAACAGGCTGCGGTATGTTCCCCAGCAACAAGTACAGGAACCCAAAAACGTTCTCCTAATAATTTATCTGCTCTTTTTTTAGCATTGTTTAAATTAACCAACCAATTTGAAGACAATTCAAATGCAGGTAAATCAATACTTTCTAACCAATGGTTATATTTTTTATGTGAGTATGAATGCCAACTTTCTTGAACAAGCATATCATTGATTTGTTTTTTCAATTCGAGATCTTGTAAATGTTTCTTTGTTTCTTTGAGTGTGTGAATTACTACTAGTTCAGAAACAGGTATCATTATACTGAGAGCATTCATAAAATGAGTTTTTAATGGACTATGGTCAAACCAATACTTGGGCAAGTCTTGATCCCAATTTTGCTTTAATGGCTGTGATTTGTATTCAATTTTCATTTTGTTACTGCTCTATAAGATATATATTTGAACTTTAGAAATTTATACAATCTTACTCCTATATACAGTTTGATAAACTGCCATATGGCAAATAATGTTAATAACATGGTTAGACTATTGTTGGTGGTATTGCTCTGAACATATAAACTTTACAAGCATCAGTGGCAACAATTATGGCATCATTGTTTTCTAAAGCAAATAGTTCACTGTCTTTACATATAATAGTATTTAATACATAGTTTGTACCATAGACATAGATTAGACATCCTTTTAACATTTCTAAAGTTTCACCCGCGGCTAAATCTGTGATCGATGTGTCAAATGTGTAATTATTTGATAAAAGTTGTATACAGTAATCACGAGTGTCATCTTGTAAAATTGTAACTTTGAAATGAGTTTTTCCAAAAAACTTTGGACCCGGAGCTATTATACCAGGTGCGTAATATGTTTCTGTTGCTTGATCTGTGTCAGGAAACTCAATCATTTTGCCACCCTTGAATGTGAATGACCTGATGGGCGAATTAATCTGTATTGGACTGACATGCTGAGTTTCAATGACTTCACCGGCAGTGGAGAACACTGTTTCAGTCACTGATAAATTTAAATTTGGAAATTCCACTGCTGTTTTGACTGTGCGTGTCATGGCTATATGGTCCTTATTGTTGGTGAAGTTGGATCATTGACCATGTCCGCTGAGTAATTAATCATAGAATATCTGATAACTTGAGGATTACTCGACTCTATTTCTGCTAGAGCTAGTTGACTTTGCTCTTGATCTAAACCGGGCCAATAGGAGATTCGAACTTGATTATCAAAATAACCCAAGGTTACTTGATTATTTTGAATTTCCACAGAAATAACACAATTCTCTACGTAACTACTAGTGGTTTCATATTTTTGCTGATGTGTGAGCCCTAATACATTGGATCTTGAATACTCATTGTAGATTTCTTCAGCTTCTTTTCTGAATATCTTGGGGTCGGTGTTCTTAATTATTTCAGCACGTTGAGCAATTAAATCAGCTTGAGCTGCTAATTCTTGTGCAAGTTCAACTTTTCTTTGAACCCATAAAGATTCAAGCTGAGCTTGTATTTCTAGAGATGTTGCTTCTTGATCATTCATGATGTATTTTACCAATAGACGTAAAACCAAACAGGTTGCTGAAAATTAACCACAGTATAATAATACCCTTCATCTGCATATCCATCTACTTGCTGAATTTGTACATAACCAGTGCTGTTGTTGGCACTAAGATATGTGGCGTAACGACCATAGGCGTAACTTAGATAAAAACTACCACTACCACTGAGAGCACCATTGGGCACTGTATGAATACTTATTTGATGAGCTAGCTCACCATGATTAGTCTCTGAGGTACCTTGAAATAACCCTAGACCATATCTGTCAGCAAAATATTGAATTAATCCCGGCGAAGCAGCATAATAAATGTAGCTTTTGTCATAGCCCTCAGGTATTGTGGTCATTCGAGTTCCATATGTTTGACCATTCCAAACAAAACTACCACCACCGGGACTTAATCCTGTGTCAATATCAAAGGTGTTGAAAATATATGTGGTTGGATAATAATATATGTCAACATTACCTGTTGCTATGAACACTGATCGGTCAAAGGCAGCAGTAGTGATGGTGCCAAATGCACTAGCGGAACCTGAACCATTTACAGTGACATTTACGGACGTACCATAAGATGTGGAGAGATATGTGGTGTTCCAACCATTGTTATCATAGTAACGAACATATACTCCACTTCGACCTATTGGAGGATAAAATGTTCCAGAACTATAAAAATACTGCGATCCTGATGGGGCTATTATTGGCGCTCCATGAAAATTGTCTAAACTTACTGCTCCACCACTGGGTATTACTGTGATGTTTCCATGCGGTAATCCCCATCTTAATGGCTCTGCTACATATCCCCCACCTTGCCTTAATGTTGTGCCTAGCCCAACATATGACTTGGGAATTCCATATTGATCACATACATCACCTATGCTTATGGGGTTGGGATATACGGGTAATGTCATATTGTTATTTATTATATATAATGTAATAAATGAGTAACATAAATAAAGATAAATATTGATATGACTCTAACAGCTAACAAACCCATTGATTTAATTGCAATCCAAAATGAATTTTCTGTCGCAAGTTTAAGCGCAGCAGGAACTTCTTATTTTGGTCGAACCAATTGTAACATGCTTGAATTTTTGGGTGTTACCCGCCCCATTTATAGTCTTTGGCCTTGGGGTTCTAATAATATTGATGCAAGTGATTCTACATTTGACGGTTCAAGTGCCAGCGCCGGCGTAACATTTTATGCCGACGGCACAGTATTTGCAGGTGGCGGTGCATATGGCAGGAGTACTGGTGGCTTGTATACGTGGCAAACTCAAGGATCGGCTGCGGGGGTTACTGGCTATGTAACTAGGCAAAGTAAATACGAATATGATAATTTTGGAACAGGCATTTCTTCTGTGGGTAATGTGATCGAACCTACACTTAATACATGGATTCCCATAGATCAAATTTCGTGGAGTGCGTCCGCCATAAGTGGAGAAGATTGGATGCGAATGGGGACAGGAGGAGGTGCCGGTGGAATATGGAAACTTACCCTCAAGGACGCTAGAGGACTTATCATTGTCACTGATGCTTTAGTATACTTGACTGCCTATGCATACGGCGGCGGCCAACATGGCGGCGGTTTTTTCTGGTAATAATAATTCAATTATGTTTTTTTTAGAGAAAATAGGTCGCATAACTACCTGTGATAAAGAATGGATTATTCAGGCTCCTTCAATGGAGAAAATTACACGGATAATTAACCATGCACTTAGTCAAACAGATGCCCTCGGGTTAGAGCTTCACATTATGGGCCAATGTTTGATTGACGCTGGCAAAACTAGGGATCTTGACTTGTTTGTCACAGGAGATATTGAAGATCAAACACTGGAAAATCTACTGCATGAACTAGTAGACTATAGTTTAAATCAAGAAAAAGTTCTATTAGATATGTCATGGTCTAGCCTAACACAGCCCGTTGAACAAAATGCTGAAGGTGTATATAGTTTTAAAGAACATACACTTAAGGTGCTTAATCCTTGGCAATGGCGGCAGGTTAACTACACAAATGATATTGAAATAATTATACAAGATATACATACAAAACAGACTTGTAGACAACTTACAGAATTTATGGTTGAAATACCAGTGAATCCCATAGTACTGAAGAAATATAAACATTTGGCTGGTTTGAGAAAAAATCCACTTTATTTTGGTACAAATGCTCGAGAATGGCTGAATACACAATGAATACACCAAAAATAGCACCTGTGACCATGGATGACGAATTAGCATCGTTTATTGATAGACAAATTGACGGGCTGTCATGGTTTTTAACACCAACAGAAACAAGGGGACCTCCTATAAACGATAAACCCTGCCCAACTACTTGGTGTAGAGCACCTGTGTTTACTTACTCATTGGTAGAACGAAATAATCCTAGGTTTTTTACTCCTATACATACTGATATTAGATGGACATCTAGATTTAAACCAGTGTTTGATCAATGGATTGCCGATCAAGGTATGACCGCAGCTCATATTTCTAGAGCTACAATTAACTGTAGTCTCCATCAACCCTATGACCATTGCGAACCCCACATGGATCAACCATTCCCACACTATGTTTGGCTATGGTATTTAGATACAGTTGATGCTCCTACAATACTGTTTGACCAAGATTTGAACATAACTCATCGAATACCCTGTGTAAAAAATACCGCTGTGTGCTTTGACGGCAGTCAATTACACGCACAAAGCTATCCCCCTCCTTGTACTCCTCGTAGAGTCCTTGTGGTGAACTTTGGCGATAAAATTATTTAAATTGGTATCAAAGAGAATTGACCTTTTAGCACTCCGGGTCGATCTGTTACATCAAATCCCAATGTGATCCTGGGCGTGGCGAACTCTTGACTGCACTCAACTCGGTGGCGGCGGCGACCGGGCCCAATGTATATGTTGCCTACTTGATTGTCAATGGTGTATTGATCAAAAATTGTACTGGACTCCTTGGGATCAATACTGATGTAACCATGATATGTCCATAGGTGATTATGCCAATCTAATAGTTGATGGGGCCAATGATAATTGATCCAGCTTTGAACCCAAAGAGGCCTGTCATGTCCCGCATATTCTCGAATGATTACTTTTAAATCTGAAAATAAATCATAAAATAAACTGCTCGAAGATGTGATGCAAAATGTGTTGTAAAATCTGTAATTCCACGTGGTGTCTCGTCCTGGAAATTCTTTTTGAAGTATTGATAATGCAAATTCTAACTCTTTAATGAAAAGAGATTGATGATCAACAATCGCTGGTGATCGATATATCTTGTAGTTTAACTCTTTATCTTCGCTTAATAGTGCTAGCATTGTAATGTATACTTATTGATATCCTCAAATATACTGATAGATCTTGATGTTAAGTCTGTATTGTGTTGCTTAAACTACTATATACCCAAATACCCCGCTAGATACACTATACAGATATAGTATATACAGCGTGAACATATTATGTACACACAATGTACACACTAGATACTATATACCCAAATACCCCGCTAGAACACATACACCAAATACCCCGCTAGA